CAGAGGTAACACACTACAACGTGTATGGATCTATAGATACAGCAGATATCTCGACTTTACATGACGCTTTCAAAGAAGGTTTCGTAGACGATAGTGACGATGTGTAATGCCAGTCGTTGATATAGAAAACGTATACGCTGAAGCCGATGGTAAAATAGCTATCGACTTTGGCGGTGAAGAAGTGCTTCTTACACAAGAGGAAGCCACCCATTTATATATAGATCGAGGCTATGTTCTACAGGAACTAGATGGACAGTTTAACATTCAATAGAAAGTTTTGTATCATGCAAAAATCAATCGCAGCTAAAATTATCGTAAACCCTATTGGTCGGCAGAACCTGCAGTTCCGTAGGACTACTAATGAATTTGGGCCTAAAGGCTCTTGGTCAAACAACCAAGGATACTTATCTGTATCACGACTAGCTGCAGGTAGCCCCAACGGTACTGGTGGTAACTTCTGTAGCCGCCCTAAAGTACACGCATAGATAACCAAAAAGCCCCTAGGTACACTTAAATGTGTATCTAGGGACTCTTTTATTTTCTTTTAGCTAACCGACAAAACGCATATGCATCTTTTTTGGGTAACCGACAACATGCATCAGTGTCGCGGGGCACTCGCCTCGGCACTTGCTTGGTCTAATAGTTCTTGCAGTTCTTCATCAGATAAATCTTCAGCCTGTATTTCTACATTGGTCTGATCGACACGTGCAAGCTTGGGTGCTTCAAACTCTGCTAGAGTCTTTGCTATATCTACTGCAGTATCCATGTCATCTCTTGACACAGCTTTAATCATCATTATTTTAAGGACATCCAAAGATGTCATATCAGTTTGATCAAGCACATCTGTTTTATATAGCTTCCATTCAGCCATAGACATCTTAGCGGCATCTCTAGCTTCTTTGTTAGCCTTGCGGGTTTCTACACCCTTGGCCTGTGCTTTTCTCGCAGACTCAGTAGTCCAACTACCGTTAAGGTTTTTGAGGCTTTTTGGATTAAAAGGCATTGTTCTCTCCATAAATTCTATATACCCCTTATAGGTATATCTTTTATGCCGAGGACAAGCCTCGTCATCAATAAGGTATTAATTCTATAAGGGGTATATAACCACTATGAAACTAAATGACTATCAATCAAAGGCTGTTACAACGGCTGTCTACCCAAAAGATAAAGCACTTCCGTACTTGGCATTAGGTTTGTCAGGAGAGGCTGCAGAGGTCGCAAACAAAGTGAAGAAGATTCTTCGTGGAGATTACGACAATGACCCAGAGAAAGCTGAAGAAGCCCTACACAATATATCTATGGAACTTGGCGATACTCTTTGGTATATCGCTGTCCTTGCCTCAGAGTTGGGTACTAACCTTGAGCTTGTTGCTACTTCTAATCTGGATAAACTAGCAGCAAGAGCAAAAGCAAACACAATTAAAGGATCTGGAGATGATCGATAACGAAAGGCATGAAGCATACATGAAAAGAAACTTAAAAGCTACACTACCAAGTGACGCACAAGAACGTAAATCTATTCCAGTATACACAGGATTCATAAAATACTTCCCCGATGCAATCGTAGAGATATCAAAAGTATCTCTCAAAGGTGGTATCCAACATGGTCAAACACCAGAGACACTGCACTGGGACAGGTCTAAGTCTGGTGATGAACTAGATGCTATGATGCGTCACCTGATTGACGAGGACTGGGCACAAGTAGCTTGGAGAGCCTTGGCGAATCTTCAAAAACAAATCGAAAGGTCTAGAGATGATTGAAAAATATGATGAAGAAGATATAGCTACAGCAGTCACTAACTGTGTTGATAGTTGGGACATGGATACACTTGTAATGTATGCAACAGAAATGCTTTACAAAGAATATATGAACAGATCCCAACCCATAGAACACATTGATAAATTAATGGAAGAGTTTGGGCCATGAAATCAGACAGAAACAAACAAGATCACATAACCGACAAACCATTTAAAACAATCATATGCGACATTTGCGGAAAGGAATTTTCAATTATGAGTATTGATTCAAAGTACACTATCTGTCCTAAATGCGACATGCCAGAGGGAAAAGACAAGTGACTTGTAATAAAAAACAAATACTAAAGATACGAAGACGTAGAAAAATACTAGACCGATACAAGATTGCTAAAGGTTGTATTGATTGTGGTTACAACGAAAACCCCTACGCTCTTCAATGGGATCACAGAGATCCATCAGATAAAATATATACGCCTCATAGAATGGCTTCTTGTAGTATCAAGAACATCATCAAAGAGGCTCGTAAGTGCGACATACGTTGCGCTAATTGTCACACAATCAGGTCAGTAAAAGAGAAACACTACCTAGAAAGAAAAGCTTATGAAATTAGTGTATGATATTGAAACAGATGGTTTTGATGCAACTAAAGTCTGGTGTCTTGTAGCATACAACCTAGACAGTGGTACAACATACAAGTTTAGTGATTACGATGACGCTCTTCCAGGAATGGATGATGGTTGTGCCGTACTAAACAATGCAGAAGTCTTAATTGGTCATAACATTATTGGCTTTGATAATTTAGTTATGGAAAAACTATATGGTTTAAAACTAAATAACAAGAAAGTGTATGACACTTGGGTTATGTCTCAAGTATTACAATACAAAAGACCCCACAAGCATGGCTTAAAGGGTTGGGGTGAACACCTTAACAACTCAAAGATTGAATTTGATGAGTGGGATGGGTACTCTAGAGAAATGCTACGTTATTGTGTACAAGATGTAATGCTAAACGTAGATGTGTTTAATCACTTGATGGAAGAATACAAACGAATTGCTGCTAAACGCCCAACAATCAAGGAAGGTTTACTAATTGAGCATGATACTGCAAAGTTCAATGCCCGTGTAAAGACCCGTGGTTGGAAGTTTGATAGAGTCAAGGCAGTAAAGAACCTTAAACTTATGCAAACTAGAATGGATGAGATAGAAAAAGTAATACATCCTCAGTTGGGTACGCATAAAGTATACATTGATAAGACACCTAAAACACCTAAATACAAAAAGAATGGTGACTACACTGCTGTAACTGCACGTTTGCTTTCAGATTTCTATGAGAAAGAAGTAAAGTCAGAAGACACACATGTGCATCCAGTAAACAAAGAGTTCCAACGGTTCACAGTAGAACAGATCACACTAGGGTCTATGGAACTTGTAAAGGACTGGTTGCTAACTGTAGGTTGGAAGCCAGATGAGTACAATCGAAAGAAGATTGGTCGTGAATGGGTAACCGTAGGACCAAAGATTACTGATACATCCCTAGAAAAACTAGGTGATATGGGTAAAATGATCAGTGAGTATTACACTCTACGTAACCGTAGCTCTGTAATTAAAGGCTGGCTTGAGACCCTAGAAGCTGGACGTATACATGGTAACATGTGGACTATCGGTACTCAAACATTCCGTTGCAGACATGAAGTAATCGTGAATCTTCCAGGAGTCAATGCACCCTGGGGTAAAGAGTTACGTGAGCTATTCATACCTGATGAAGACTGGAAGGTTGTAGGTGCAGACAGTTCTGGCAACCAGCTACGTGGTCTGTGTCACTATGTAAACAACGATGAGTTTACTAATGAGGTAATCTATGGTGATCAACACCAACGTAATGCAGACGCACTTGGCTGTTCCAGACCTGTAGCAAAGAACTATCTCTATGCTTATTTGTTTGGTGCTGGTGATGCTAAGCTAGGTTCTATCCTAACTGGTAAGTCTAATGCTAATGCTGGTAAGAAGTCACGTGAAGACTTTGCCAAAGGAATCAAAGGGTTGAAAGAACTTAAAGATAAACTAGGTGAAGTATGGCGCAGCACACAATATGCAACAGGTGAGGGTTGGTTCCCTGGCCTTGATGGTAGACCTGTGTTTGTGTCTGGTGAATACCAAGCACTTAACTACTTGCTGCAAACTGCTGAAGGTATTACCTGTAAGTCTGCATTGTCTTATGCTATGAATAAGATTGACGAAGAAGAGCTACGTGCAGAGCCACGCTTGTTCTATCACGATGAGATCGCTTATGTGTCACATCCTGATGATGCAGATCGTGTCGGTGAGATACTTCAGGAATCTTTTAAGAAAGGTCCAGAGATGTTTGGTGTTACTTGTATGGAAGGTGGTGATTATGTTATCGGAACTAGCTACGCAGATGTCCACTAATATAAAGGAAGTACCCTATGAACAATCAATTGAATACCCAGGGTACATCGTATCCTTCCACCCAAAACCAGACGGTGTTGAACCGAGAGAATGGTTTGATGTATTGCGTTACTACTATACTTCAAAAGGATACATCATTCTCCATCTTCTCGCAGCAGTGCAATATGAAAGAGACATCTGGGACCCCTACCCTTTAGAAAATAAAGTAAAGGAATGGGGTATCGATGTTGTCTATAGATAAAAGGAAAACGTAATGGCATTAGCCTTAATTGACGCTGACTCTATCTACTTCAGGGCTGCTTACAGCAACTCTGATAAGAAAGACATCAGAAAAATAATAGACATGACCGTACAACAATGTATGTCATACGCCTTCTCAAAGCCCGAGGAGTGCCGTGTAGCCCTCAAAGGCAGGGGTAACTACCGGAAAGACCTCTATACCCCCTACAAGGGCACCAGACCGTCCTTAAAAGAGGAAATAAAAGAGTCCCTTAACTACGGTCATAGTTATATGAAAGAAAAGTGGGGTGGGATAGAAGCAGATGGTATGGAAGCAGATGATCTAGTATGTATATGGGCTTACGAAGCTCGTGAATTAGAACTAGACTTTGTTATCTGTGGTATTGATAAAGACCTTAAACAAATCCCAGGTCATCACTACAACTATACTAAGAAAACCCATGAGTTTGTTAACGATGATCAAGCAGATCTAAACTTAATGTTACAATGCTTGACTGGTGACAATAGTGATAACATACCAGGGGTACACGGTATAGGCCCAAAGACTGCAGCTAAACTATTAGACGGTATACCTATGGGTCAACGATGGGCAGCTGTTGAGAAAGCCTGGAAAGAAAACAATGCAGGTGACCCTTGGCTTAGTCGTAAACTACTTACTATGCTGACTACATGGGATGAACTAAAGGAGGTGAGTAAGGATGAACCAGATGAGTCATTACTTCTCAATCAAACCCCTGAGTGCGAACAAGATGTGGAACCGAAGGGGGAAGACAACGTTCAAGTCAGCGGATTATCTGGAGTATCAGAACCAGATTCGTGATGAGCTTATAGGAACTGACTGGCCTTTCGGGGCTGGTCAAGTTACCTTTAACATTACAGCAGGTCTATCTAATAGAGGAGCAGATCTGGATAACGTAATTAAACCAATACTAGACACATACCAAGGAGTGTATGAGGATTTCAATGACAATAAAGTTTACAACATCAAACTTGAAAAGCGAATCGTTAAACGAGGAGGAGAGTTCCTTGACATCAGAGTACGAGAGTATGAAGATAATCAAGCAGAAGAGACTCAACAAGAAACGAGAAGCGAGTTACAAGAGGAAACTAAATCGTCAAGCTAAAGAAGAAAGATGGAACTAGATGGATGACAAAAGATATACTAGAGGACCCTGCCCATTCCCTGGATGTGGTAGCTCCGATGCATTTACAACATACAGTGATGGAGTAGGACATTGCTTCAGCTGTGGCAAATCAAAGAAAGTAGAAACAACAATGGATAGTTATGAACCCGCCACCTTTACTGAGTTTACTAAATTCTCCGACATCTGTAATTATCGCAGTTACCCTATTACTTCTCGTGGTATCTCTAAAGAAGTAATAGATCACTTTAATATTAAAATGAGTGTAACAGATACAGGTATGCCTGAGGCACACTTCTACCCATACACTAAGAATGGAATCACAGTAGCGTACAAAGAACGTACTCTACCTAAAGACTTCAAGACTCATGGTGACTTTAAAGACTGTGAGTTGTTTGGTCAGTCTGATTGTTCAGCTGGTAAACACAGACTAGTAATCACTGAGGGTGAACTAGATGCGTGTGCTGTAGCTCAAGGTATGTTAGATACTAGTAATAAAATATGGAACGTTGTATCAATACCTTCAGCTTCAAACCTAAGAAGTTTATTAGAGCAACGTGATTGGATCAATTCATTCAGAGAAATTGTACTTTGTTTTGATCAAGATGATGCAGGTCAAAAAGCACAAGATGCTGCAGCTAAAATGTTTAACGCTGGTAAAGTAAAAGTAGCTAAACTAAAAGAGAAAGATCCTTGTGAAGTCCTAATTAAACATGGAGGCAAGGCTCTAAATGATGCTATCTTTTCAGCACAACTTTGGTCACCTGCTGGGATAGTAACAGGTGAGGGTATATGGGAACAGTTTAAAGAAAGACAAAACGTAGAATCTGTTCCATACCCTGATTGTATGCAGGGACTTAACGAAAAACTAAAGGGGATACGATATGGTGAGATTACTTTGTTTACCTCTGGCACTGGTAGTGGTAAGTCTACTGTCATTAAAGAGATTGTTCTTGATCTTCTTGCTAAGACAAGTGATAAGGTTGGACTCATTAGTCTGGAAGAAAGTGTTGGAGATACAGCCGAAAAGTTTATCTCCATGCAACTTAAACGTAACATCATGGATCCTCCACCTACTAGTGAAGAAGAACTTAGAAGGGGATACGAAGTTGTGTTTGGTGACGAGCGACTGGTTCTCTTGGATCACCAAGGCTCCGTTGGGGACTCATCTCTTATCGATAAAATCGAATACATGGCCCTTATGGGTTGCAAGTACCTCGTTCTTGACCACATCACTATCGCAGTATCGGAAGGTTCTGAAGGACTATCTGGTAACGAAGCGGTAGATAAGATCATGTCTGACTTACTTAAAGTTGTTAAGAGACACAATGTATGGCTGGGTCTTATCAGTCACCTACGTAAGGCACAAGGAGGTAAGAGTTTTGAGGAAGGGAACATCGCATCTATCGATGATATCAAAGGCAGTGGTTCGATCAAGCAGATCTCGTTCGACATCATTGCCTTTTCAAGGAACCTCGTTGCAGAGTCAGAGTCAGAACGAAACACAATCAAGTTCAAAGTACTCAAGTCCAGATTCACAGGACTTACTGGACCTGCAGGATCCGCTACATACAACAACAAAACCACTAGGTTAATAGCATCTGGTGGATTTGACGATTACTTTACAATATAATAACAGAAAGAGGATTGTATGAATCCATTCGATAACATCTCAGAGTACCTAATTGATAAGGTCTCAAGGGTTAATCCAAATAACCCTAAGGCAAACTCAGGTGGTGTACTTCTGAGATTGTATAAAGAATATAAAGAGGAGATGCCACGACTAGTAAACGTGGCTTTCCAAACAATACAAATGAGATTCACCTACGATACCTCAGATAGTCCTGCAGGGACTGCACAGTTGACAGCTGTATCTACAGCAATAGGTCAACGTATAGCACGTGTAATCAAAAGGGAACCCCCTGGGTTACCCTGGAACATGCATGTGAGGTTGGGTGATCTCTTTATAGAAGCGTTCTATAACTGTGGATACATAGACATATACTACCCGAAGACAAGGGATACTAGCTATATTGTATCAGCTACAGCTAAATGGATAGACCTTGCCGATATACCAGAGGCAATGATGAGGATCTCTTTGACACACACTGTGTTAGAAAGACCAGATAGAATATCAAAGATCATACAACAGGACGGTGAACCTGTAATCAAAGAGTGGACAGAAGAGGACAACGCAAGGTTTGAACCTATGATTGGAACCCCTTGGGTTACTTCAGTAAACAAACTACAACGCACTGGATGGAGAATCAACCAGCGTGTATATGATACTCTTATAGAAAACAAAGATACATTTGTGTCGTCAACACCAATAGATGATAATGATGCTAAAGAAATGAAACGTAGAAGCAAACTAGTAGAGTGGGGTTTCATTACTACTAAGGCTAAGCTGCTCTATGATCACGATGTCTTCTATCAGTTCATGCAAGCAGACTATAGGGGTAGACTATACTACTCAGAGTCCTTCCTAAACTATCAAGGGTCTGATCTAGCCAGAGGTATGATGACCTTTGCTAGGGGTAAACCTATGACAGAGGATGGTCTCTTCTGGTTAGCTGTACACACAGCCAATACATTCAACCAGAGTTATAACATAGATGAGATACCTGACTGGTGTGAGACTGACTATGCAGGATACCTAGAAGAAGAAAAGCTAGAGTCTATAAGCGTAGATAAGTTTACCCTTGAGGACAGGGTAAGGTGGACTAACGATAACATGGAAGTTATTGTCGAAATGGGTAGGAGAGGTATCGTAGCAGATATAGCAGAGAAATCTGTGTCATTCCTAGCCTGTTGCTTTGAGTGGTTTGATTACCAAAGAGCAGTCAAAGATAATAGAATCCACGTTAGCCACCTCCCAGTGCCCATAGACGGGTCTAACAATGGTTGGCAGCATCTAGGTGCTATTTCTAAAGACAGCCAGACAGGGAGGCTTGTAGGGCTAATACCAGTAGATATACAACATGACTTCTATGTTCAGACTGCTAAGCAGCTGTACCATTTGACAACTGATGATAGACTTAAAGACATCCTTGATCAGATGCCAATGAAACATATTAGAAAAGCTATATCTAAACGTGGTAGTATGACAAGAGCATACTCAGCAGGTGCAAAGAAGATCGCTGAGAATATGTTCTTTGATTGTAAAGCAGAGGACTTCCATATACAATATGGGATAACACAAGATGACTGTGACAAGTTAGCTAAGCTGCTAATCAAAGCAATCAACCTTGTATGTCCAGGCCCCTTGCATACTATGGCATACCTGCAAAGACTAGCACAGTATGAGATAGGTGAATACTTAAAGTACAATGATCAAGATGAACCTGCTGGACCAGAATACAAACAACTGGTCAAGGATCAGAAAGAATTGTACACAAAGAAAGATAAAACTGATGAGGAGATTGAACATCTCAACACACTCACGGTACGTCTTAGATCATACAAAAGTAAACTGATACATGGCAATGGTAGAAGCGACCTCTCATGGGTAACACCATCAGGGTTTAAAGTAATCTATCAGAACTATACTACAGCTACACGAAAATGTAGAGGTACTATAAGTGGCTATAAGTCTGAGTCTAAAGGACACAAAGGAGTGAACCATGTGGCAAGAGTACCTACGAAGACCCCAGACATTCGCGGATTTATGTGTGGTGTCAGTCCTAACTACATTCACAGTCAAGATGCCAGTCATATGGCATTGGTTATTGAGGAATGGAATGGTGATTTCGGAGCAGTACATGATTCCTTTAGCACTCATGCATGTGATGTCGAAGCACTACTAGCGAGGACTAAACAAAGCTTTATCGATATGTATGATAAAGATAATTACTACGACTTGATACAACAAAACATCATCACTGATGCTACTAACCTTGACGTAGAGCAACCAGAGCTAGGCAACCTAGACGTAACACAGATCTATGAGTCTGATTACTTCTTTGCCTAAGGAGAAACCAATGAGCGATAAGAAATCGTACAACTACTTGGCTCTACGTGGAGCACCAGTAGATGACATGGAGTATGTAGATACCTTTGGGTTATCCCCAGAGTCTGCATACTCAAATAAGATTAACGAAGACATGCTACAGTATAATTATGATAGAGCAGTTGAAGGTGGTATGGAACCAGAAACAGCTGCACAGATCAAAAAGAACGCTGAGCGTGACATCAGAGAGCTACTGGCTAAGAACGGTATGCTTAAATAAAAAAGCCCCTACTAGTTTCCTTAATTGGATTCTAGTAGGGGTATTTTTTTTAATTACCTCGATATTGATCAGTGCCTCCAAGCCCTTTGGCTTTTTGTTTCTTTTGTTCTTGATCAATTTCTTTTTTACCATTGTTAGTTTTGGATATTAATTTATTTAAATTGTTTTGTAAATCAATTTCCTTACTATAAGCTGTCATAAAAGCCTTCATATGTTTCACAGTTGGTTGTTGTGATGGGTACTGGTAGTTGTAGCCAGCATCTTTCATAGCCTTTTCAATCCTATCAACAGCTGCCTGTACTTGTGGGTGCTCTTTGATAATCTCAAGTTTAAATAATTGACCACTACTGTTTAACAACCCAGCCTTTATAGCATTTAATGTCAAGGTGTTTATCCTATTTTCATAGTCTGCTTTAGACTCATTGTCTTTTTGTTTAACCCTTGTATGCATAACCTCATGTCCTAAAACAAAAGTATACCAATCTTCTGGTGTTTGAAATTCATTTTCAGGTAAGGGTGTAACACCTTCAACTTTTGGTTTAGTCCAAGCTTTGCTTTCAAACATTGGACCCATGACATAGTTTTTATCAATGGTTATTTTTCCTTTACCATCATAAAACGCAGGTACATATCTGTCTCCTACTGTCTTACCTTTTGATTCTACAACCTTAACATTTAAATCTATAGGTACTTTGTTATAAACAGGAAGATTCATTGTTTTAGATAACACTCTTGCAAGTTCACCTAAATAAGCACCTTGTTCACCATAAGAAGGTTCTAATAACCGTCCATACATAGACCATTCATTTGTACTAGCAAGATCACTATCACTACGACCAGCATATCTTTTAGATAAATTCTTTCTAAGTGTTACTAAAGACTTATTGACCTCTTCAAGCGCACTCCATTTCATATTTAAGTCATAGTAATTTTGATTTATTTCATCATAGACTGCCCTATAACTCATAACATCAGTCTTTACTGCATCATAAATAGGATGAACATAAGGCTGACCCCTAGAGTCTGTCATAATTCTATCCCAAGATTTACCAGTAAAGGTTACTACAATTGAACCAGCATCCATAGCTTGAACGGGAGCAGGTACAGAGCCACCATAAGCTCTTTCTCCAGGGGTGTATGTGATCTCTCCAGTACTAGATGTTCTAGGTTTTGATGCAGCAGATGTTAATTCGCTACCATAAATCTCAACATTAGCACTTCGATAAGCTCCAAACTCACCTGGTTTCTTCTTATTAGGTAAGTCTTTATCGAAAATCTTATATGGTTTACTATCTATAGAACCAATTGTAGCAACACCACCCATACTAATAGAAGACCCTGAGGGAGATTCAATAGTAAACATTTCATTAGACAATGCATGAAGCACAGCTGCTCCTCTCATCGCAGTACGATATTCTAAGGCTGTATCATCAAGGACTTGAACAAGTCCAGGAACATATGTGTCATGCATAATATCTACAAGAACATCCATACTTTCTCTATCACTAGAAGATGTATCAATTGCTTCTAAAGTCTGAGCTACAGGGTTATAGTTAGCACCAGACTCTCTAGCTTCAATATCCATAAGCTCTAAGAACTCTCGTATATCTTTTTTAAATGACTCTAACTCTTTACCGTAACCAAACGTCATGGTTGTTGCTTTATTTAAATCCCTAATAGCAAACAACTGTGTTGCTACATCATGCATAAGGCCACTTGTTTCACTAGCAAACGTACCTCCAATTCCATTACGATCAAGGGATTCTAAAAGAACATCTTGAAGTTCATCACGAAGATCTTTGTTATTATCAAGTTGAAGTTTAGCTTGTGTCCTTAAGATTCCTGTTTTATAAGCAAGGGGTTTTGATCCAAGCTGCATCCCAATAGTAGCTGCACCATTTGTTTTACCATCATCATAGTTATTAAAATATGTGGAAAACTGATAGTCAGAATCATTAGGTGAAGCTCTTCGATCACTGGTTTTATTTTTAAAGTCCATATAATTAGCAAAATCAATAAGACCATCCATGTATACTTGAGCGCCTGACCCCTCACTTTTAATAGCGTTTAAAAGATCTGGGTTTTTAATATCTAACCTAGGGACTGTAGGAAAATTAGGACTACGAACAGGGATATTATTATCAATAGCAATATTAATTTCTTCTATTTTTGAGTCAGGTATTTTATCAAACGCTGATCTTAACTCCTTACCCCAAGCATAAAGCTGTGGTGTTTTAGTTTCTAAAAGAGATAGCCTTTCAGCATCTCTTGCTGGACCACCTGCTTTTCCAAGAAGCATATTACCATACATTAATTTTAAACTTTCCTCAAGAAACCTACCTCTTGGTGTTCTTACATCAATTATTCCAGGAACAACACTACGAGTAACAAACCTAACTGATTTAGAGCTAGTCAAGTCAAGTGTAGATTCTTTTGGAGCAATACGACCATTGAAGTTTTGAATATAAAAAGAAAGACTGTTAGCACTATTACGTTCTAATGCAATACCTTTTATATCTTGAGCTAATGATTTTATTAACTGTGTGTAGGATGATTGAACTGTTCTCTCTACATATTCGTTTACTTGATCACCATTAATTCTTGGGTTTGCCTGTGCATCTTCTTGAGCTTTACGTCTAAACCTATTAACTTTATCTTGACCAACGTGGTTCATAGCAGACTCTAGTGTACCAGCAGCTGCTATAGAATCATCTAACAAAATAGGCAAGGCTGTTACTAAAAGAATTTTATTTCTACGAGGATCAACCACATGTTGAACCTTACTAAGGTTTCTAATAGCTTGAAATGTTTTTTCAACCTTGATAGCAGGTCCAGACTTAGAAGATATATTCCTAGTTAATTTTCTTTTTTCAAATTTATCTTTACCCCCTGGTCTTTTATTAGGGCGTATTACTTTTGACGGGAACACAAGCTTACGTTGGGCCTCACCTTGCCTGATCATGTTAACACCGTGAGAAGTAAGACTGAAATAAGATCTTTTGTTACCATTGTTATCAACAACAGTATCACGAAGCATAAATTGTTTACCCTCGTAGGTTTTATTAACAGAATAATAAAGCTCTTTAGCTTGATCACCAAGAGCCGTTGCTTCTTCTGGGGTTATGTCTGTATATTCATCAGTAGGTAACCCCTTCTGTGCGTTGTTATACTTTTGAAACTCTCTACTAATTCGCATACCAAGATCTTTATTACCTTTATCTTTAGTAAAAGGGTTTAATCCTTTTAGTTCTTCAGCTGCAAGATCAACACCCTGGTAATATAAGTCTTCAGGCTCACCAATCTTACCCTCTCCTGGATTCATTTGGATATCTTCTGGTGTTCCATAAGCAAGTTGAGCGATAGAATCCTCAGTAACAAGAGCTAGGATTTCTAAAAAGTCACCCCTAGGTTTACCTGCTTCTGGATCATAAGCATCAATAGAGTTAAGAGTATTAAGAGTAACATTATCTGCAGCGTTTTTTGATAGTCCTGCAAACCCATACTCTCCTGCTCTTACTTTTTCTGATAAAGCCATAGACCTAACACGCCAATTACCATCAACAGGGTAACCACCATTAACTACTCCAGCTTCCTCTTCAGATTTTCTTTCAGCTTCTACTGAATCTAGACTCCAAGTTTCTTGAGGTGGTCTAACATTACCTTCTTGATCTAACAAGGGTGTTGGCTGTTCTGCTTGTGCTCTATCAAACTGTGCAGTTTCAAGTCGTTCTGGGTTAGACTCTACAGCGTCTGTGAACACAGCCTTGAGAGCATCTGCAGAAGATACCTCACCACTTTCAAGATCCTGTTGTAAGTCTTGTCCAACTTCCTCTGACCTAGTTATAACTTCTGATTCTGTAGGACTTGAGTCTATCCCACTAAACAAAGCACTTGTATTAGGAAGAAGGGAGAGGGGGCTTACCTCCTCCCCCGATGTTTCTTCTGGAGTAATACGTTCTGGGGCTTTTGTTATTTCAGCTAATCTTTCTTCTCCACGAAGTTTTTCTACAGCTGTTAATGGAGTACCTCCAAAATTAAACTTACCCATTAATCATCTCCTTTAAAGTTCCAATCAGGTAATGCGTCTGATACTGCTGAGCCTATGTCACCTAGTCTTGATGCACCACCAGCTACCCCAAGTCCTGGTAAGAATTTACTTGCTTGTTGTCCAGCTTCAGCAACCTCACCATCAATAAGTTTACTGCCGATCCTAACACCACGGTTAATAATACCTGCTGCAGGAGCTTCACCAGAAACTGTTTTCCAAGTCCAGTCTAACATATTCTTAGACCGCCCATCATCATATAAACCAAATCCTGCTGTATCTAAAAGACGTTCAGTTACACCAAGTAATCCTGATGCACGTATACCACGTTGAACATACTCACCTGTGTCAAGGTATGGATTACCAGCAGTTAACATTTCTTTATCACTACCAGCAAACTTAATTAAATCTTTAAGATACTGAGAAGCAAAGCCAAGCATAATCATAGTAGTCATTAATGCAAAAGCATTATACTTCATAGATGGATTACCTCGCCTTATATATTGACGATACATCTTTGGAATATGGTTAGCTGAAAAGGTAGCAATGAATCCTTGGAACTGTGTAAGTAAAGCAAACCTAGGATCTTGATAGATTAAAGGTCTGTTACCAACAGTAGGTAGTGCAACTGCATCATTGATAAAGTTAAACGTACCTGTTCTCATGTTCTCAAGCATCACTTCTGTTTCTTTTGGAGTCAATTGTGATTGATTAGGGTCATCAAATAAATTTGATCCTAGTTTCTCTTGAAGAGTAACCATGTCATCAACGTTCACACCAAGATTGCGAAGCATTTCTTCAGACTCTTGTACATCATTATCTTTTTGAAGTTTAGGATTTGCTCTTTTCTTTTTTCTAAACTCTATAATCTTTCCAATGTGATCATACATAAAGTCAGCTGCAATAGAACCCCTCATAGCACGAGTAAAGTTAGTCCATCCTGTAAGACCTGTCATCTTAAAGAATAACTCATAGTATCTTTGATGAAGTGGGTTTGTTTCGGACACACCAGTTACGGTTGCAGCACCAACATCCCAATCATAATAACCTAAGTCTCGTATAATTTCTTGACCTTTAGATTCATTACCAAGACCTGGATCTTTCCAACGTACAGTATTACTAGTAAATCCCATAAGGTCTGCTAAAACTTTAGCAAGTTCAGAACCAAATGATTCAAGACTAGTATCCTTTGACTTTGCCCCTTTCCTACGATAGATCTGATCAGCAGTTAAGGCACGACCAGACAAAGCTATCTCAACAATAGAAGAAACAGTAGCTAAACCTAACATAGAAAAGGTAGCTAAGAACATAAGTCCTTTTTGTAAAGCAACAAGCTTCTTACCTTCATCTGTAGTAGGTCTTTTGTAGTTACCAGATTCTGCATTAAGATAGTCTTTTATTTCAGAAGCAATTCTATCAACTTCTTTTTTATCAACACCGTCATCAAACTGTGCTTGGTCTAGTAATGATGCAATGATTTCTCCATTTTCACCAATATATTTACGATGCATTTCAAATCTTGCAGCAGACTTAGCAGCTGAAGCTACGTTTGCAAAGATATCTCGTTCCATATAATCCTTAAACGCATCATTCTCAGACATACCTAATGATCTTGTACGATGAGACCCTGGGATAATACCACCTTTAGTGACATCAAAGTTTGCAGATGCTGCATCATCAATTGTATTAATCTCTGAGTTCTCAAGAATCTTATCAGTTAAATCTTTTGCTTTTGCTGGGGTCATTCCTAGTTCACTATACTCTTCTACAAGTTTAGCTTCAAAGTCAGAACGGTTAGCAGCAACAGAAGCCTTGTTTAATGTTTTAAATCTAAAAAGATAACCATCAATCCTTCCAAGGTTTGGGTTGTATTGTCTTTGATTGCGCCACATTTTATCTGAAAGACCTTCTAAATCCTGACCAAGTTTAATAATTGCGTTACGGTCATAGTTTAACCCTGACCATCCATCTGGTGTATCAAGAGGTATTTTATTTTCATCAAACTTACCTGTCTCTGAAGTAGCTTCATATAGTAAATCATAAACTTTATCACTGACTTCTATTTTTTTATCAGCATTACTAATATTACCATTGTTCATAATTGAATAAAAGTTTCTAGGATCATCAACCATATTACTATATTGTGAAACACGATCAATCTTTGCTGATTCAAAATCTCTTCCAGAAAAACTCATTTCTAAATTAGAACCAAACAAAGCGCCCAACATATCAATAGCACCAGACTGATCTCTTAATCTTTGATCCATAACAGATGAAGATTTTATAAGAAACTTCTTAGCTCCTTTCATAGCTCGACCAACATAACCACCTAGAGATATATCTTTTTCTACTGCATCGTGATCATTTGATCTTTGTTCAAGAGAAGTAAATGCAGATCTAGTTACGGGAACAGTCTGGTTATTTGATCTAGTTGTTTGATCTCCACGTGCA